TTGCTTTGTTAATCTCACTCCAACTTAGATGAAGGAATCCTGCTGTGACTAATTTTCCGATTTCTAGTACACCAGCCATAACAACCACTGGCCAAAAAGAGCCTGCGAAAATGGTTGCTAGTCCAATGACACTAAAGTATGCGGCAACTCCTGCTACTAATAAAGAAGTAGCAAATGCAATCTGATTAATCATTTAATACTTGTTGCAATCTTAATTTGAATTGATCTATCTTCACTGATCTGTTTGGCCAATAGATATATTCTTTCTCTTCATTTGATTGTAAATTGTTTAGCAATGGTATCACTGAGTCATAGATAGCTTCTGCTTTAGCTTTCCATTCATCAGCTTGTGCTTGCCATTGAGCAGAAGTGCTAGTAGCAGCTTCTACCTCTTCTTTGACTTGTGTTACAGCTGAGAGTTCTTGCTCATCAACTACACTAAATCCAAAATCAAAATTACTAAGGTCTGTTAAGTTTTTTGTTGCCATATTTTTACCTATCTAGTTTCAAAAGCCTCCATACATTTTGTATGCGATTACTTTTCATAATTTTATGAAATGCTTTAAACATTTATTCTCCTATTTATACGAAGAAATCTAACAAATCCGCCTGTTTTTCTAGTCTCCAGCCAATACTTTCACATATATTATTCAGCGGTTCTTTGAAAGATTTCTCAAATTGTTTTTCATAATCAATATAATTATCCAATGCAAACTCATCTGGAAGAACGGTAGGGACTGCAAAAACGTTCTCTCGAGTAGGATTGGGCAGCTTCATATAACAAAATTTAATTTTGTCTCCTTCAAATATCGGCTGGTATCTCCTTGTAAGTTTCTTCTCTTCAAGCATCTGGTTGTACATGAGAGCTGCCCTTACATGGATTGGAGTCCCCTTTCTATATATATCTGACGCAGATGACCACTTGTGGATATATCTGCATCCTCTAGGAAATGCTACATCTTCAAATGGCATTTCTCTAAACTTTTTCTCAAAATTATCTACATAATCTCTTAAAGGTTTTTCACCTTCTTTCATTAAAACTTCTAGTGCTTCCTTAATAGCCTTTCTACATACTGCTGGCGTACTTGATCTTACAGATTCAATACCCATCATTTTAAGTTTAGGCTCAGCGTATCTCACACCTTCATTATCATACACATTTAAGATGTAGTGTTTCTTACCGGTCCATATACCTTTGTCTGCAATGGCTTCTCTTTTCATTACCATCTTTTGTTCATATGCACCAACATACTTAGCAAGATCTTGATATGATTTATCAATAAAAGGTTCAAGTATTTCAGTCGCTACTTTATCTAAAAAGTCAACAACCTTGATAGTCTCAGTTTGATCAATACCAGATTGATTAACAAGTTCGTCGAGAACAACATATAAAGAGTCTGTATCGACTGCCACAACATAGTCAACTCCTTCTGTATTAAGTTTCTTGTTAAGGTATTCGTTGATCTTAACTTCCATCCACTTAATCGAAAGCTGGCCAGATAGTGTAATTGATTCTGCATACTTAGTATCAAAAAACCTGAAGTACTGATTACCAAGAGCACCATAAGCCGAGTTAAGTTGAATCTTTTTAGCCATTTGCATGTTGTTACACTTTGCAATTTCATATTCCAATTCCTTTGTAGGGGTCTTTTCGTATTTTTGTTGAGCTTTAATCATTCGTGTCTTCCATTTCACACGATCATTGTACATAGTTTCCATTAACTTAGGTAGGAAACCTTGGAAGTCTTTTGTATACATTGCTCCAGAACCACAAACTGTTACGTTGTGTTTGTTCATAAAGTCTTTGATGTTCTCGTTGTTATATAGACCATTAATAATTTCATCTGCTGTTGGCCTTTGACCAATATCTCTTACATAAGTTTCAGGTGAGATATTGTATTGCATAATCAAGTGAGGATATAGACTGTTTAAGTCAAATGATACTACCCAGTTATGCATTCCAACTTGTGGATCTTTGACATAAGCACCTTCTACTTGAAATGCTTTATCTTCAATAACCTTTGGTGGTACGACTTGATTCTTACTCATTAAGAAGTTGTGTATAATAACATCCCACATACGCACAGATGTAAGAGAGTCAACTAAGTTAACTCCAGCATCATAAGCAATTGTACATGCCTGCTCAATAAGTTTCATCTTATCATCTAATCGTTCAACGAGAACAACATCCTTAATGTTATAGTCTAAGAACTTCTGATAGTCTTGTTTGTATAATTCGTTAAGTGTTCCGTACTCAGAATAATCTAGTTTCTTTTCTCCAAGCTCGGCTTGGCCAATATAATCCAGTGCATAACTCTCTTGTTGCGAGTACGTAAACTTCTTATATAGATTCATATAATCAAGTATGGTTACGCCAACTATATCTTTAGCGTTAGGAGGTGCATCTCTTCCAAGAGCTTGGTTTTGAGCTGTAGGTATCGTTCTTTCTTTTACAATACCCCAAGGTGAAAGTCTATTGACTTGTTCGACAGATACTCTCTTTCGGATCCTATTTAATGTGTATGGAATATCAAACAGTTCAATGTTCCATCCTGTTACAATTTCTGGATTATAATGTACCCAGAGGTCTACAAATTTAATTAGTAAGTCTGTTTCAGATGCACACTTGACATATCTATCTTCACCGCTTGGTTTATATTCACCGAGTCCTAGTATGGTAGATTCACCTTTACATCTTACAGCAATAGATAGAATTTCTTTATCAGCTTCTGCTATGTTAGGGAACCCTTCATCAGACTTTGTCTCAATATCAAAGTTAAATACAGTAATCTGATTTACATCAAAGTCTCTTACTGGATACTCTTCATTAATATATGCATATGCAAATTGTTGCATACCATAAATTGGCTTATTGGATATCTTACCATACTCTTGAATATAGTTCCTAGCTTCTCCAATACTATTGAACATCTTAGGTTCAACTACTTCGCCTTTGATAGTTTTAAGTGGGGATTGTTTTACAGAATGTGTATATAACGTAGGCATGTAAGGAACTTCACGTTGCTTCTGCTCTCCGTCTTCAATGTATCTTTCTAAGATAACATTTTTATTTTGTATTACGTGTGTATAAAATTTCATTTATGGTTCTTAACTCTTTCTCTTAAACTACTTGTACTGAATGAATGATCACGGTTATTATACACGATTTCTATTTCATTGTCAACGCAATATTGCTTTCCAGTAAAGTCTTTGTCAAGATAATCACTACCAATTATTCTCACATCTATTGGTAATGTTTTAAGAATGTCAAGAACATCATCTTCTGTATTATATACGACAACCTCATCTACAAACCTACATGCGGTGATTTGAAGTTGTCTTTCAAAAATGGATTGAATAGGTTTATTCTTCTCAGGTCTATCGACTGAGGGATCATTTTGTAGACCGACAATGAGGTAATCGCAATCTTGTTTGGCTTCTGCTAACATTGCTACATGCCCAGCATGCAACAAATCCATACAACCAAAAGTGATTCCAATTTTACCCTTGTCGCTAACGTCACCGTTAAGCCACTTAAGCATAATTTAATCCTGTAAAAATTCTTTCTCGTTAAGCAATCTTTCTACTGATGCTAGCTTATCTTGAGCTTCTGCATACTTAGACACTTCTGTTTCAATTGCTTGTACTACTTCGGGATGCTCCCCTATACCAACAGAATGATTTTGATAAACATTAATGTTAGCTTTGGCAACTGCTATGTCACCTTTTAATTTTTCTTTAAGAGCATTTAATAATATATTAGACATTTTCTAACCTGGTCATTAACCTTTCAGCTCTATTGGTTACTTGTTTGTACCAACGAGAGTCTCTTCCTTGTACAGCTGCTTCTTTCCAGTCACCTGAAATCAATGCTGTATTGTGTTTTTTGAATTTAGATAATCTTGTAAGACCCATATTGAACATCATATTAGCAATAATCTGTTTCACTTCTTCTGGGTAACCGTCCCATCCATCATGTAATTTTTTACAATCAGATACAACTGACTCTACATCTTGTTCAAAACATTGGTCAACACGTTCTTCGCTAATTGGTGTACCGACTTCTAGTCCATACTCTTCATCACTCTCAAGTACAAGGTGACCAATACCAAATGTAGGATAACCTAAATGGTCCTTGTAAATTTCATAGACTACTCCTTCATCAACTTTTAAAGTTTCTTTTAGTTGATCAATGTCTATATCTGTATCTCTATTCATAAATGCAAACATGTTATCTCCTGTGTTCGTTTAATGTATTTATATATCAAAAAACGGGCCACTATTGTGGCCCATTCTAAACGACTAATGTTTTAAAGTCAACTACTTGACTTTGATTTCAATAGGTTTTTCCTCTTCAGGAATTTCCTTCAATAATTTAATAGCTAGAATCCCATCAGTATATGTAGCATCTTTTACCTTAACATGTTCTGCTAAAGCAAAGACTCTTTCAAATGATCTAGCCGCAATGCCTTGATGAATAAATTCTTTAGTCACCTCGTCATTTTTCTCAGCCTTAACTTTAAGTGATTGATCTTTCAAATCAATTTTAAAGTCTTTCTTTGTGAAACCAGCAGCTGCAATTTCTACCACAAATGATTCCTCATCTAACTTTACAATATTGTAAGGTGGGTAGTTTCCAGTTGGTTGGTTATGGATAGCATCGAGTCTTTTGAACATGTCATCAAACCCAATACCGAATGGTCTTAGTCGACCGAATGGTTCTTCGTATATAGTCATATATTCCTCCTTTAAAGCGAAGATTAGTTATGAGCCTCTTATGAGCGCTCATTAGTATTTATATTATATCATTCCTTTTCATTAAAAGTCAACGGCTTTTTTTTCCAAAGAGTGCTAGCAACACTATCCCTTGTTCCATTATAAATTTTAGACACTCTATGTACTCTATAAGGTTCAAAGAATATAGACCTGTTAGTTTTAGATTTAATTCTCTCTACATCTATTGAATGATCTATTCCTCTTATAAACTTTTGACATGGTCCCCATTCATTAAACTGTTTGTTTTCTACAATCTCAAAAAATCCACCAATACAGTTCGAATGTGGGTAATATGTATTTCCAAGGATTCCAGATTGAAATTTATGAAATGTTTTGCCATTTGGTTCATGGACATCTGGGTGCCATACATGATCTGGATATTCGTTTTTACCGTTTACTACATTGTCTTTATTGATCCACCATTCAATACCGCCATCCTTAAACTCATCAAAATTGATATGATCTTTCCATATGTAATGCAAGGCTGTTTGAATAGGTGTTCTAGGAAAATCAAAAAATTTTAAAGGCCACCAGAAATAGTTCTGTCTTTGCATAGATCTGTATTCTGGATCATGGACCAGATTGTTTCTTACATCTTCGGGTATGGCATTATCTAATATTTTTATCATAATTTAAAAAGGTCGGGGCTGGAACAACGCTTGCAGGCCGGCCAATATGGTTGAACTCAACCCCTACAATCTATTTCTTTTTACCGATATTATACTTGGCTACTAATTCCCAATCACTTTTTTGTGAAAAAGGTATAACTTTTATAGTGCTAAGTGATCCAGAGCTAGCTACCTTTTCTGGATTTACAATCTTTAAGAGTTCCCACTCTTCTAATAAATTTGTTATTGTGTTTCTTCTTGACTGATCTTCTTCAGTAAAATCAGATGGCTTTCCATCTAATGCAAATAATTCTTTGAAGTGTACAATGTAATATTTTCCTTGCTTGTGAAGTATATGACATGATTGAAACAGAGTATCTGATTTTTTAGATGCTACTCCAATCCTGGTTAATGTCTCTTTTACTTTTAGGAAATCGTCTGGTTGTTTTAATGTGACCTCAACCATACTATCAATACTAATCATTTTTAATTCCTTGTTCCATTTTATTTCTAATAGTAGATAGTTGCTCGTGGGATAGTATTCTTATTGCGTCTTTAGCTTTTGATAATGAGATCTGATAATATTCACTTATCATTACTAAATCATCATTACTATCTGCTTTCGCCCACTTTGCAAATCTCTTCTTTTTACGTATACTATTTAGAAAAAACTCGTATTGTAGCTTGTTGTCTAAGAAATGATACTTGTTCATCTCATTAGCATACAATAACGTGTCCGTAAAATAAGACAAGGATTTGTTTGTTAAGTATGGTGCATAACTTTTCTCAGACAACTCATCATTGTCAGAACCTCTCATAAGATTCTTCTTAGTAAAGTTTATGCTGTTTATAAAATCAAAGGGTTTCATTGTATTCTAGTAAGCTGGTATATAGATTATCATAATCAAATAGACTCTCATAGTGTGTAGTGTCTTTTGGTAGACACTTACCATGAAATCCTCTACTACCATCATGCCCTGGTACATCCATATGACCAGAACCTAGAACACCATCTCTTCCAATAAAATTTTTAACGATTGAATAATCGGATTTGTATTTATTACATAGATCGAATAACATATTAGCTTGAGCTACTTTAGCAGCAAGCATAGCATTTCTTGACATCTTAGCTATAACAGCTTCGTGAGCTGTCATTCTAATTACTTGAAGACCATCAAGGATATCATGATGGAATCGATTAGCATCACCACCAAGAATAATAGGATACTGCTCACTTTCTCCAGCTCTCTCAGCATCTTCTTTCCATGACTTTTCTCTTAAGAACTCAGGCCAAAAGATTACATTTTTATTTGTAGCTGCCTTGATAACACTTACATGCTCTACACCTACAGTCGATCTAATTACTATAGTACCCGTTGCTTTTCTTAATGCTTGCAGTAGTATATTAATACTTAACTTGCCATCAACTAAATCTGTTGGCACACATATAAATGTATAGTCTACATCAGACCAATCTTCAACAACTAAATTCTTAGCTGGGTCCTCAATGACTACTTCGTCGACCATAGGTACTCTTGTAGTTATGAAATGCTCTGTGGCATTACCTACAAACCCATGTCCAATGATAGCTACTTTCATTCATCTTCTCCATAATATTTTGGTGCATCTTCTAATGCTTTTATTGCATAATCTCTCACTGCTTGTATTTTCTTCTTACATTTAAGACCATTGTATCCATCTAGGTTTGGATCATGCATTACATCTTTCCATAGGTCAATAGCCTGTTTCACTTTCTCGACTGGCGTCCAGTCTATGTACGGCATTACTTAAACTCAACTTCAGCCATAACTTGCGTCAAGAATGCTACCAAGTTTACTTCTTGGTCAGCGACGAAGGCTGATTTATATTGATACTCTCCTATCAACAATACTAGTTGAGGTATAGACTTTGGATTCACTTTATCACTAGCTACATCATAAAGATTCCTCATAATACTAGTGGGATCACTGTCTATATTTTGTCCAACCCACTTACGCATATCGCTGAATTGCTTGGCTTTTAGTAGGGCTAGAAGCTCCTTAAACGCGTTCTGAGAGGAGTTAGACAGTATACCGGTATCAATTACCCCATTTACAGAATATCTCTGTAATTCGTTAAGTACTCTTCTCCAATCTGGGAAGTGTGTTTGTATCACTTGAGCTATAACTTTCTCATCATACTTAACATCTTGTTCTGCTAAGATTGTCTTTGTTCTTTGAAAGAAGTCTCCAGCTAACTTAGGAGCCATCTTTTTAGGAAATACAAAGTCAATCACACTACATCTTGATTGTAATGGATCAATAATTCTATTCTTAAAATTGCATGTTAGTATAAAGCCACAGTTCTTAGAATACTCTTCCATAAAGTTTCTAAGAGCTGGTTGCGTGGATTGTGGGTTGAGATAGTCTGCCTCATCTAAGATGACATACTTACGACCTTCACTAAACGATACTGTCGTTGCGAAGTTCATTATCTCTGTTCTAAGAGTATCAATGTTACCATGTAGAGAACCATTGACTACAATGTAGTCAGCTTGTAGCTCATCTAACATAGCTTTTGCAACCGTAGTCTTACCTACTCCTGCTGAACCTGATAAAAGTAAGTTAGGAATGTTTTTATTCTCTACGAACTTCTGAAACGTTGATTTCAGTTCATCAGGTAAGACACAGTCGCTGATAGTCTTTGGTCGATATTGCTCGACCCACAAAAAGTTTTCCATCATATATTATTCAAATGTTGAGCTTTGAGTTTCTGTTGCAATCCAATATGTTAGAGTTGCACCTGTTTGTATTTCTACTTTCTCATCTTTCCAAGTTTTATTATTAAGAGATGTAAATTTAGCAATGCCTTTGCTTGAGATCTCAACTTTGTAATCATAGTTCATCATCTTTATGTTCTCTAATTTGAACACAGCTTTGAATGCTTTACCGCTACTATTGTTATCAATAACAGTGGTGTACTTGTCAGCTGTAGGATTCTTACTACTAATAGCTTCTAAGTTGATTGTGCTTCCTTCAGATGATATTGCTATCTCAGGTAAGGACATGACATTAGCTGCTCTTAAAGCGTTACTAATGTCAGCCCATTTAATATCTACATCGATATCTACTTCTGGAAGTTGTACCTCTTTGGCAGGAGGCGTTACAATCATTTGAGGATCCGCAAATGTATAATTTACTGATCTCTTAGCATCTCTGACAGTAACATATTTCTCATGAAAGTCTAACTGTGGTTGATCAAATAGACTTAGTACGCCTAAGAATCTATTCAACTCATAGAAACAACCGTGAGCGGGTAGAGTGTCTTCTATCTCTGCTTTAGCCATAATTGACTTTTGAGGAGATATAGTTTGTAAGACATTCCCTGGTTTGAATTCTATTCCAGTATTGATTACTGCAAACGACTTTAGTACATTGATTGTATTTTCACTTAATTTCATAATTACATATTTCTATTTTTGCCAACTTTACTTGGATCAGCTGTTGCTGGGGCTCCAATAGAACCCAAGTCTTTCAACGATCCCCCAAATACCATACTACCCATGTGCTGGAGCTCCATCCAAGGACACAGCCATACTTTTAAACCAATATGTCTTGCCCATTGACAGAACATATAATCTTCTGATAGATACCTATTAGAGTATTCTCTATCAAGACCAGATCTTTTATCTTTTATAAAGTCCATGACAGCTTTCTTACCAGCTTTAGGATTTTCTTTATAGAATAACTCTAGCTCATTTACCATGTTAAGTTGTTTATCATCAATCACTGCATCAAAGAATGCCATGATTTCTCTTTTGCCATCAAAGTGTTCTGTTCTAACATGGTCTGGTTTGTACATCATGTTAGGATATGCGTTTGCAAAAGTTTCTAATGTTCTCTTCTTAAACATCATAAACCCTGTACCACTTTCTAAAACTTCTGCTGGTTCTGAAATCTTAATCTCATTGCCACCTGCTGCAGGATTGAATACATAATCACCTACAAACTTACTTAGAATCTCAGGGTTGTCATCAGCAACACCTTGGTTAACTGCATGAGTAATCTTTTCCCATGAAATACATTTCTTAGGATAAGGAGCGCAAAGTATATCATACTTATTATCATCATCTTCATGATCCATCATAGCTAACATTGTAATAACATCGTTAGGGTTAAATGATATATCACTATCAATGAAAATCATATGAGTACTATCTGACCTCATAAACTCATCACAACAATAGTTTCTTGCTCTTGTAACTAGAGACTCGTTAAACAAATAATAAAACTTTAAAGGTATCTTATAATGCATACATAATGCTGACAAGTCGTTACATGACTTAGTAAACATACCTGCACATTGTCCACCATACATTGGTGTACATACCATCAATCCTCTCTTCTGTAACTGCTCTATTGGAATATTAATTTCCATTCTTTTCTCCATACTTTGCGTCATGCTCTTTGCCAATACCATAGTCACCATCATAAGTAGATAAAGTCTCTGCATCAAACATTAAGAACTGGCCTACGCGTGAACCTCTTTGTATAGTAGCGGGGCCATGAGCTACGTGAAGTAATCCAGCCATCACACCATTGTATCCTGAATCATATAGACCAGAAGTAATGTGAAGACCATTTCTGTTTAGAGTTGACCTTGTAATAACCCAACCAGCATACCCTTCTGGAATTGTTACAATGTTCTCCATAATAATTTCATACACACCTGGATATAGATTCCAGCATCCGTACTCATCGACATTGATCTTTTCAGATCCTCTATGTGTTTTTTTGTCACCTTCTAACTTAAACCTTTCATTCTTAAGTGCAAAGATGTCTTGTACTCTAAGATCAACCGCATTAGGTTGACTATCACCTTCTTGTACATTTGTCAGCAAGTTCTTAGGAACTAAAGGTGATAAAATATGTTTCATACTCATTAATCGTTCTCCTGAGTGAAGTGCCATAACAATATAGTATAGTGAATAATCTTCATAAGATCTTTCTTATTGTAACCATCCTTCTTACCATATCTCATTGCATACTTTATAATATTGGTATGACAAGCCTCTTCAACTTGTCCCATCTGCTTCCAAACATCTATTGTTTGAATCTCTTCATCCTTAGTACCAGCTTTTTCATTTACATAATGAGATTTGTATGTGCTCGCAATGTATCTGCTTATCTCGTTAAGGATTTTGTCTTCGTTAAATCTATATTTCATATTCTTTCTGTCTTATTGTATCTGTCTACCAAGTAATCAATATAGTTCATATTGTTCTTAGCCATACTAGTATCTTCGAAATTAGCTTCAAAGTCAACATGTTTCTCAAACTTTCCATTACCTAATCCAGTTGGAGACTGATCAAATGGTATTCCATTTAGTCCAGCCCACACACCAGCACTTGAATCCCAAGTGTCAATATGGAAGTCTCTAACTAAGCTAATTTCATTTGGACCATCTACCATACCTAAGAAGTGAATCTTCTTACCATTCTGTGCAGCTAACTGTAATAAGTTTCTATCATATAGTTCATTCATAAACTTCCATCTTGCATGGAACCTTTGTAATGGATTTCCTTTCTCACAGTTGTATGCATTTGGTACTGCTAGAATACTAATACCTATGTAATCAATAAGAGGACTAGAAGCTGCCCAAGCAAATGCCGTACAGAGGTCCTCAAGGTCTCCTACATCACTTTGTGGTACAAAGAATGTACCGAATCCTGCTTGTTTAAATATAGGTGCATAACGTCTAGCATCATCAATAGTAACCATAGAAGGATGTGCTGGATGATCTGGCAGAACAATATGTGTTGCCTCTACCTTCTTAGCTAAGTCTAATAACTTTTCTGGATCAAACATTGGTAGCTGATTCTTATACAACTCAAAAGCACTATTGTCCATGATGTTAAGAAAAGGTTTGCCATACTTCTCAGCATCCTTTTTCTCTGCTTTATAAAACTCTATATACTTTTCAACTTGCTCTTCTGAGCCTTCCATGCCATCAACAATGTGTGCTAATGTAAGATGTGATTCTCTACCTTTGACTAGATCAAGATGATCTACAGGCGTGATGTGACAAAACTTCATAATATATCTCCATAATGTAAAAAAGAATTAGTTAATCTTTTTGAGGTACGCCTGCTTTGCCTGATGAAGTTGGACCATCACTTTTTGGTGTAATCTCATCTGCGTATCTAATATCCCAATTCTTACCTTTCAATTCTTCTATCTGTTTATCAGATAGATTAGTACCGGGTCGTAGGAAGCCCATGGCATTTTGGCCACATTGCTTAATCTCCCACTGATTGCCTGATGAGTTTCCTCTACAGACGATTGTGTTTGGTCTGATGTCTTGTTGTTCGACGAAGTCGTTAAACTTTTGCATAAATTTATTCCCATACTAGCCTGCATCCATTTTCATTATCTTCTGCTACACTAATACTAAGTGCTCTATTAGGATACTTGGTCTGTATATATTTAGCTAATTCTCGAGCTATCATCTCACAAGATTGATAATTTAATGACATAACACCCTCATTGCCATACAATGATTCTAATTCTCTCTTGAATAAAATAAACTCTATATCTCTATCATCATGGAAAACTTCTATTTCTACTCTAAAGTGAAACATATGTCTATGAGGATATCCAAGAAACTCTACTTCTTTAAGTTCTGGATCTGTGAGGGCAGCAGGATACTTGTGTATACCTTCTTTCTGAAATGTAACCCATATATAATTTTTATGATTCATCTTTGCTCCTTGGATTTGGTACCATTCTAAATGTACAAGCTGGACTTCCATTTATAATTGGCATACCGTACTCATCGTACTCTATTGTTTCTATTACAACTTTCTTATTCTTAAACTTGCCCATTAAGATAGTGTCGCCTACTCTTACATCTAATTCAATCACATTTCCCTCGATTCAACTTCTCTAATATCTATAGGTCCGTTAATATAATATTGAGTATCAGTCTGATCCCAACCATTTTCTTCTAAGTATACATAATAAGGTTCTTCATCCTCTTGTACTTGTTCTACAAGTTCTTCTGTCCAATCACCTCTTGAGAAATCCATAGCACATCCGTCCCATGTAGATTCCATTTCAGAATAACCAGTAAGAGCTTCTAAAGCAAACTCGTCAAATGAATCTTCGTCTAAGTCAATAAACTTCTGTATATACTCTACATCATCTTCATGCATCTCAACTCTAAACTCAGCATTTCTCCAAACAGTATCTACTAGAATCTCATTCTCATCTTTTGCAAAGAACTCAACTTCCGTGACTCTCTTCTTGAATCTAGCTTCAATAATATATTGCTTACCTACTTCTAACATTAGTCTAGTATCCCGTGTCCGCCAGTTGATACAGCAATTGCATTCCAAGGATGCAATGACTCTTCGTGTGATGCTACAATACTGAAGTCGTCAATCTTATTCTGACTAACCCAACCATCTAATGCATCATGCATAATTCTTACAGCGTCTTCTGAGAACAATAAGTTAGCTCCATTCAACTCTGC